TCAAATGTCATTCCCATAGTTCCACCAATATAATCATTCGGATAAAATAAAAATGCAGGATCCTTACTCATGGCAAAATATTAAGCCTCCGACAAAAGAAAAACCAGGTAGGTAGTGCTAGCTGACCTTTCCTGGTATCCCCTGCCGGAGGCAGTATTTTTGTGAAAACTAAATTATTTTTCATCGCTAGCTCTTTTAATTTTCTGCAATTTAAAAATTATTTTCCAGATTAAAAAATATTAAGGGAGTTATTTTAAAAATTGTTTCCTCGTCCCCTGTAAAAAATAATTATGTATCAACTGCATCTCACTCTTAGATACTGTGAAAGGCCCAATACCATGTGCCTGTGAATGATGAATTCTGCACAGTGCCATCAGATTAGTTATGACATCTGCATTTTTACCTCTACCGTAAATGTGATGGATGTCCACCGCCAGCGATCCGCACGCCTCACAGATAACCTCAGATTCAGTCTTGAAGTCAAAATAATCAAGATATATCTTTACATATTTCTTCATGGCTCCAGTTTATTTTTATAGTGAGTTATCAATTTCTCCATTTGCGCAATATAGAAATCATTGAATATCTTATATCCCTCCGGTTTCTGTTCCCAGCAACGGTAGAGGACTGCTCTCAATCTCTGGCTTAGAGGTTTGCCAGTATCATCAAATTCCACCTTCATCTTCTCAATTTCCTCCAGTTCATGTGTAGCAAAAGCATCAGGCTTAAAAGCGACAAAACCTACCTTATTAAAGGCATATTGAATATTTGCTACTTGTTCAGGTGATAATTCTCCGGTTTCAAATGTTATCTTTAGCCCCCTATCCTTTAGAGATCGGTAGGAGTCTAATATAGCAGGAAGTTGAAATATTAACATTGATTTCTTTTTTTACCAAGGTTCGCCAATCTTAATTTTTGCCTCGTTTCATCTTTAACTATATGCCCCTTATTTACTTCAGAGATTTTTGCCTTTGTAGTTTCAGATAAATGTTTTCCATAATTTGGATGCTTATTGCCAGCTTGTTTACCTTTATTGCTTTTACTCGTTTTGTTTTTTCTTTCTTCAGTTGCAGGTTTGGTTTTATATCCCGATAATCCTTTATTCCAAGGTGAGAATCCTAAAGTATGTTGATTACCCAATCCTGCGTTAGATATTTTCTTTTTTGATTCATTTGAGTGCTTATATCCTAAAGTGTTCCCGGCAATTTTACAAGTATTAAAATATGGTTTAAAAATATCCAAATAGTGTTGTTCTCGACTTAGCAATGCATGATCTCCACAATTTTCTAATATTGAAAATTGTAAGTCATGTTCTCCGTATTTATTAAAATGCCATTGTAAATGAGGGGAATGGTGTTTATTTAATCTTAAATCCTGAAGATGTTTACTCCATCTCCGCATTATATTTTTGGCACTACCGATGTAAATGCGATAGGACTTTACAGAAGATTGTATTTGATAAATACCTGTTTTCATTAGAATGGTAAATCAATAGGATTACTCACTTCATCTTTTGACTCCGGCTTCTCTTTTGGGATAAAAAACTTGGCTTCACCCAAATAAATCTTGGATTCACTTTTTTTTGTTGATTGTTGGATAGATAAGTTATTACCATATTGATCAGGTTCCTCATTAAACCAAACTGTTATATCCATCCATGTCCCTTTTTCACCTTGAAAAAGTTTAGTCTTATCAATCTTACTAAGGTTAATTTTTCCAACAAATAGTTTATTCATGTCAGTATTTCTTAGGTTGTGCTTCCTTTAACTTATTTACTATTGCCGTAAAATCAGCAAGGCTTAACTCAGGATCTGCAAGTGCCTTCTCTGCCCTTAATTTTTGGCTTTCATCAAGTGTTGACTTTCTTACAAGTTCCTCCGCAAATCCAAATTGTGTGGAACTGATGATTTCCTTCTCACTGGCTTTATTTGCATCATCGTCAACATCAATGTTAAGTCCCAGGACTGCACCAAGAGCATAACGCCTCTGGTATGTGATTACCGATCCCGCTCCCTGCGGATCATGCTTGGTAGGTTCCATTTCATAACTCTCCGATAGCCATTCACCCGATGAGTGCATAAGCATCGTTTCAAGTCCATATTTACCTTGCGGGAACTGCACAAAAGATAATCCATTATCTACCAGGGGTTGACGGATCACCGATAAAATATCTGCCAGTGAAGCGTATTTAGATTTAAAGAAAGGGTTCGTTTCATTCTTTCTTATTGTCTCCACTGCTCCCTGAAATTCACAAAGGGCAGTGGCTAATTCTTTGATTGATTCACTTTTGTTCATCTTTTTGGGGTTTTAGATTTTCATTATATTCTTTGCAAATGGCGGCAATAGACTCAAAAAGTCCATTCTGAGATAATACAAGGTCTGCTAATGCTTTTTGCAGTTGCACCTCACGCTTGACACGCTTTATGGCATCCTTGATAGCCTTCTCTCTTAATTCGGCCTCAAGGTTTTCATAGTAATTAATTCCTGTTTTCATAATATTGGGGTTTTAATAATTCCAGTTCCATTGCAATCGGGACATTCGGACGGGCCACAGTGATCGTGGCAATGATAACATAATAGAGAATCAGGATCTCTTGTATCTCCGCAACAATCTGAGATACATTCATCAGATCCCTTGCCGTTACATAATTCGCATTCAGTTATATCTTCTGTGCGTTCATTCAGTTGCTCTTCATCAAAAGCACCATATCCTCCTGGAGGATCCATGTGCATATCACTTATTCTGCTCATTAGTTTTCTGTATAAAAGATTTCTATTAATTCTCTCAGTTCTCTTGAATAGGCTGTCAGATTATTCCAACGGAATACCCAGACAAGGGGTTCGTACTCGTTATCAAAAAGATTGATAAACTCAGGTTCATCACGAAGATAAAAGACTTGTTTCTTCATCTTATTTCTTCGCTTTTTAATCCAATTTTAAAACATTTGGATGCAAATTGAGAAGCCGTCATTCTAACACCTATCTCCTCAAGTTCCAGTAATCGTCTTTTAAGCTTCAGACGATCCTCTTTTTCAATTTCTATAACCAAACCGGTTTTAATTTTCCTTGCCATCATTTATAATTTTATAAATATTTAACTATACAAATATACATAATATTTTTAATATCATATATATTATTGCAATTATTTTCATAAAACATTGTAACATTTGTTACATTTTATCTAATTTATAATGTTTACAAATAAAAAACCGGGCAGAAAACCCCTTAACTGCCCGGCATCAGCAACCCCAAAAAACCTACCCACAAGCCAATCGGATAGTATAGGTTCAATTATCTAAGTTTTCAAGTAGTACATACCATCCCAAATACAAAATGCCTTAAATCGCTTTAAAAATGTCACATTATTTTATTATCTTCAATGTCAACCAGCCGACAAGAGCTACTATAATGCCGATGAAAGCATAGGTGCAGAACATATAAAACTTAGGTGTGTATTTCAACGGCATGGAAACTTCCCTGATTACCTCCTTTGTCTGGATGGTAATGACTTTAATGGTATCTGGTTTTATCTCTGTAATTGACAAAAGCTTTCCATTAAGAATGCGGATTGACTGTTTCAGGCGATTATTTTCCACCAGGACGATATCCTGGTCAGGACATCTTACAGGAACATTGATGCTGACGGTATCTCCGGGCAGTGGAATAATTGTCTCTTTCACCGTCTCAATATATGTGGTATCCCTTGATGGCGGATACCTCTCCAGACATCTTTTCTGTGTGATGCAGGAGGAAGATATTAATATCAGAACTATCAGACTATTCCTTAACATTGGGTGCTGTGTTTAGATAGGAGAATGAAAAATTTTTCTTAACATATTTCTTTGGAAATCCCGTGTTCTTTACCAGTTCCACGATTGCCCACTCATACCATTCATCATGTTGTACCTGTGTGACAGCATACTTCTTATACCATTCCGCAGTCTTGCAGAGTTCCGGTTCATTCTTGATCAGTTCTTCAATAGTAATACTATGATATTTTTGCAGCCAACCATTGATAAGGTATTCTTCAGTCAATTTCTCTTTACTTCCCATTCCATTATCATATTATAAAGTTTCCCTGAACAATCTTCGCAAATATAATCTTCTATTTCCTGATCTATCTCAAGAAATTCATCTATATCCAGTTCTATTACCTTGCCACAGCAATAACAAATGGCATTCATCAAATTTATTCAATAATTCAAATTTCAGCAACAATATTCAATATCATCTTATCCTTATCATCTGACTGATCCCTGATGAAAGATATTATAATTTTCAAAGCACCCAGATCAGATGGCCGGTAAAGTCTGAAGATCTCATAAGAATTACTCTGATCCTGATAAGCCTTCATAAAACTCCCTGCACGGCAAAGTAATTGCCTCTTCTGTTTTATCTGATAACCATCTCTGCATTTGATAGGAATCAGTACAGAGACAGGATGTGCTATACGCTGGTGATCGTGTGCCATTACATATACATCTGCAATAGGAAAGATGCTTTTCAGATCCCC